CAATGAAGGCTACGATCAATATTTACCGCTTCGCATTGCAAAGGAGTTTTTAAATCGCCTAATCTTATTGGGAATGGTTTGTTATCTGTAAGCATATACACAAATATACAGCAATATACTTTGTATAAACTTAATAGCAAAACAAAACTTAATATTTATTTTTAATCTTTAATTACGTTTATGGCTATACGCAAAATTGACGAAGGACAAATTCTCATCAAATCTCCAATCACTTCCAACGGGCGCGACCTGGTAATGGGTGAGGACGGAAGGATACAATACAAAGAAACTATCGCAATGGCTGCGGCTCGTGCGGGTATCGAAAGGATCAACACGAAACTGCCTTCAGCATTGAAGCATATCATTGAAGATATTAAGCCGGAAAAACCGGCCGCTGAAAAACCAAAGACCGATGATAAAAAATAATCCGGTTTACTGCTGCGGCAGACCAACGAAACCAAAAAGACCAAAACCAAAAAGATAATAACCGGGTGGCCTAACCGCTGCCGTCAACTTACAACTTTATGCCATTAATCGGGGAATTAATAAACAACTTAGCACAGAAAGCCGGAATCGCGGCAGATAGCCCAGAATTAAAATCCTTGCTGGCTTCGCCTGAACTTGCGACTATCAACGTGCCGGATGAGTTGAGTACCCTGATTGATAAAAACCTGTTAAGCCTGGAAGCGGCTAAAAATAATCATCCTGACATCCGCAATAAATACGCGGCTGACTTCTACGACGGGATTGATAAGCAATTAATGACATTGATTGCTACCGATACTTTTGACCAGGCCGACCTTGATGAAATAAAGGCCGAAAAATCTACTACCAAAAAGCAGGAAATTATTATATCCAAACTAAAAGCGGCTAAGTCAAAAGCGAAGGGTGCCGATAAAGAGGAAATAAACCAACAACTTGCCGCAGCTCACGAAGCTGCCAGGCTGGCAAAGGAAGAGGTTAATACGGTTCGTACACAGTACGAAGGCCAGATTAAAGACATCCGCAAAAAGACTGCCCTTAGCGCGGTTCTTAGCGGCTACAAAACTATTTATGATGAGCTTCCCGGCACCGTTAAGTTAACGGGGATGGAAGCCTTAATCAATACTGCACTTCAGGATAAAAAAGCGGATTTACTTGTTGATGAGAATGGAAATCTTCAGCTGGTATCTAAAGACGGCACAAATGTATTTGGGAGCAACAATGTGCAACTTACCCCGCAAAGCTTTTTCGATCAAACCTTTGCTCCGATACTAAAAGTTAGTGACAATAAAAAGTCAGACGCAAACCAACAACAAAGGCAAACCACAACCGTAGACACTTCTACCAAAGGGGATGCGTCAATTTCTCCGATCAGAAATCACAATGCCCAGGTAATTGCTGACTTAGCAAGGCCGAGCAACGCGCTGATTTAAGGTCAAACCTTTTTCACATTTCTAAATTTATTATTATGCCCTCAGGATATTGCCCTGCGTTGCTAACCTCTATTGAGGCTATAGCCGGGGAAAACGCGCCCTCTAAAAAGCTACATGTGGCCGGATTTCTTGCATCATTATTTTGTTGCCAGAACTCATCCGTTAGCCCCATCAATGACGGCTTTGAAGACTGGCATCAAAGAACATTAACGGTTTCTTATTCTCAACGTCCGGTTGTATCTCAGGTACAGGATGAGGATGATTGCGATATTAACCGTATTCCGGTAATCAGCGAATGGGATCTGGGTGCAATGCGCCGGAAATCTCACAGCTTTTATATCAGCGATGATACCATGTCACGGTATTGCGCAGACGCAGCCGCTACGGTTAGCGCCGGTCAGCCAGCTACTCCGTTAATGCGCAGGCATTATGACGAGGTACTTGCTTCTGCAAACGTTGTTTTGAAAGCAATCAATACTGACCTGGTTACACTTGCTGTAACTCAGTTTGGTGAAAACGCTGTTACAGGATCAACTGCAGTTCGTACACTTAACATCGCACCAACGCCAACCGTTGACCTGAATGCAGGCATCTTGAGGCTGTTGCAGGATATTGAGTACAACGAAATCTGCGGCGAACCTTGCATCGTTGGTGACGGTAACATCGTTGCCTTCCAAATGGCACAACAAATTGCATGTTGCAATAGCGCCGGTATGAATTTCGGTAACCTGGGTACGCCTCGCGTATTCCGCGACAAAGACACGCAAACAATCTGGGGCGCAAATCAGTTCGCTGTTATTGCTCCAGGTGCGGTTAAGTTCATCGGAAGGAATCTTTATTCAGGTACACAAGCCGGCACAAGAGGCGGTTCAACATTCTTTACCCTGCGTTTGCCGGTTAATGAATTTGGTTGCGCTCCTGAGTGTTTGGATGACCTGGTATTTGATGTGCAAATGCGTTACTTCGATTGCCCTGAAACGGTAACGATCAACGGTTCTGCAACTACCCTACCTCGTGGATGGCAGTTTATCATCAGCAAGTCTTACAGCCTGTGGGTTCAGCCTACAACGGCTTACGCTGCTACTGATCCGCTGGCTGATACTAACGGGTTCCTTCGTTACGCATTAACTAATGCTTAATGAACTGCTTTTTAGATTATATAGGATTGTCGTTCTGTGCAGGGGTGTATGAATCCCCTGCCAGCGGCATCTATATAAACTCCCTGCCAGGGATCAGCATCGAAAGCATTGATAAGACCGCAGACCAGGAACAAATAAACTACCTCGGGGTATGGACCGACGTTCAAACGAATGCCCTTGCTCAGTTTCGTATCGATGTTATTGCCGAAATAAACAAATGCTATTCCCTTAACTGTGACTGCGATTACGATGCTTTGATATGTGAAAACATTGAGGTACTTACCCAGGCGTGGAAATATGTACTAGGGATATGGCTATTGGTGTTTCGGATAAATAGCAACAGGCTGAACAGGTACACAACATTGGACGTTACGCAGGCGAAGGAGTTGACGGGGTGGTATCAATCGGAATACGAGAAGTTTTTATCATCATCGGTAAAATGTATGGACGTTTCAAGCTGTGAATTATGCTGCGGAAATAATCCAACAATAGTCACATGGCTACCGTAACCACAAACCTTGCCGCTGTAATCAATAAGCTGAAAAGCAACTTTGAGTTACTCGCAGACAAAGAGTACCTCTTGCGGCCATTAGCCATTGAAACTATCCCGAATATGAAGGCGCGGATACATAAGCAAGGCGAGGCTTCGGACGGGGCGCCAATAGGCCAATATGCAACCTCGTACATGCGTACCCGGGAAAAGAATAAACGCGGGGCAGATACAAAAATAATTGTATCGCTTACCCGCCAACTGGAAAACGATTGGGCTGTACTGGCAACGAATAACGGTTACGGCATCGGATTTAATAACCCGTTGAACCGGCAGAAAGCAAAGTGGGTAGAGGAGAACAAAGGTAAAATCATTTTTAATCTATCGGAAGCGGAACGTACCTACATACGCGAACGGTTACAGGAGTTAGTTAGCGGTGCGGTTAAATGAATTTAATATTAAACGGTAGCAAATTATAAGGCACTCAATAAGTTCAATAGGATCGTATCTCATATACTTGTTTTTTATGCAATATAATAATTATTTACCGTTAACAAAATTAGGCACTATGAAAACCATATTTAGTTAATGGCGCAATCAATACGTAATATAATAACGGAGATTAACGCAGGCTTTGCCGGGTATTTAAATAACGCAGTTTATTACGGTGTGGCGCAACCTGTGGAACGTGAAGGCAAGTCGCAGCCCGTAGTAAATGAAAGGCCAGTATCCTTCGATGATTCTTACGGCATCATGATATACCATAAACTAAACTCCGTGAACATTACCCGCCGCGCCGGTATGGGGCGAAAGGAAAACACGGTTAACACTTTTGCGGTAAGCGCAATAGTATTCAACAACGAAAGAAAATCTGTTCTAAAAACCGATGAGATTGCAATGATCATGCAGTCGGCAATAGAACAGCTCGAAATAACTTCTGTAAAGATATTACCTGTAAGAGCTATCCTGAACACGCAGATAATTTTCGGAACAGAATACCGAGGCCATACGTACTCCCTACCGGAATACGCCAGCCTGATGCAGTTAGATTATACGGTTGAGGTGACCTTTAAAGCGGGCTGCTTTGACCTTTGTCCTGAAGATTTTTCACAATGTAAAATAAATTAATCATGTCAGTTTATTATCCAACCGGATGCGATACGGATGTCCCAGCGCATATATGTGATATGTGCGAATCGCCAGAGCTTGGCAGGGTTTCCAGTATCGCGTTCATTAAAAACACATTCACTTTTACCGACCCCAGCAACCCGGTTGAGTGGCAAACAGGTTTCGCCGCTGGCGATATCATACTGATCCCTCAAACAAAGGGTACGTTTGATGGAGGTTCAGAGGTAGAAACGCCTGGTTATGGCCGTCAGGCTACGCGCCTGGTAGGTTATAACTTCCAGTTGCAGTACCAGGATCCGAATTACCGTGAGAACTGTAACTTCTACAACGCCATTAAGCGTTCAAGGGCTTACAAGGTGGCTTATGCTACCGAAACACAGATTCATATTTCAGATACCGTTGTATCTGTTATCCCTAAAAACCCCGTTCAGGATGATGTTAACTCCGAGGTGGTTTGGGACGTTCTTGTTAAATGGGCTGGAGCAGATTTGCCATGTCCGTTTGATCTGCCCGAAGGCATCTTTGATGAGTGTGTGGCAGTAGTTTAGTAAATAATAAAAACATGGCGGGTGAAATGCCCGCTTTTTTAATATGAAAAAGATATTAATATTATTGTTTATGATGGCTGGCTTCGCTGGCTATGCGCAAACGGTTGGGCAGTTTCGTTATGATACCACTAAGTTTCTGAAAGTTGGAGGGATAAACCATTTGGTTATTGACAGCATTTTAAGAACAACGGACACCACATTGTTTAAACCATTGGTTATTGATGCCGGTGGGCGTATTAGGGAGAGCAATTATTGGTTCGGTGGTGGCGGTGGTTCTGGTGCCTACTACCCCTCGCTTAACGTTGCAACAAATTATATACCGGTAATAAATGATTCAACAATAGGTTTCGATTCATGCTTGGTTGCCGTAGATATTACAAGGATTGGCGACAGTTTAAAATTAATATCCGGTTGCGGCGCTAGGCTAGGGGCGGTTTACGCTCCGGTTGGCGGTGGCGGTGGTACACCGGCTGGGAGTACTGGAGAAATACAATACAATAACGCAGGAGCATTTGGAGCAAGCTCAAATTTTGTTTGGGATAACTCAAATAAAAGAATAGGTATAGGCACTACGCCTAGTTACATGATAGACGGTTTAGCGAGTACAAACGGAGCTATCAGGTATAACTTAAAAAATTCCAATTCGGGTAACTCTGCACAAGCGTTATATCAAGTGGAAAACGATGAAGGCAACGCTTTACAAATGGGTTTTGCGAGTTCTGCGTATACCACGGTCGGATTAAATACTGCAAGGTTAGCATATATTCAATCTAATGGAGGAAGAATATTATTTAAAAGCAATTCAAGAGGGGCTTTAGCCGCAGCACAAGATTCTAGGCTAACACTTGCCGTAGATACTACAGACGCGCTTACAGTCTACTGGAACGGTAATGTAAGAATAGGCCCTACGGTTGATAGTAGTGCAAAGTTAGTTGTAGGGGGCGATGTTAAAATAGGTGTTACAGGCGCTGGGTCTACCGGAGGTGTTTTAAATATAAACTCGGAAGCTACAGGAGCAGCAGGAACTTTTTACTATCAGAACGGAACGCTAAGGGGGTTATTCGGCCTGGCTGGAGTAGCAAACCAACTGATTGCTGGCTCGGCAACAGGTGATTTTTGTATAAGAAATTCTCAAAAAGTTATAATGAGTGCTGACGGGGGAGTGACTGGTCAATTGGTTATGAGTACTGCCGGTGCGTTAAAGCTAGGCTCTTACGGCGCGGGTACGCTTACAACGGACGCAAGCGGTAACGTAACTGCTACTTCAGATATAACGCTAAAGAAAAATATCAAACCGTTTAAAGCCGGACTTGCAGAGGTGTTAAGGCTTAACCCGATAATGTACTCATGGAATGAAAAAAGCGGTAATGAAACAAAAGGTACTTACGCTGGATTCTCCGCACAAAACGTAAAAGCTGCAATACCATTCGCAACAGGTGTTATGCCGGACGGTACATTGACTTTACAGGATAGGGCTATAATGGCTGCAATGGTTAATGCAATACAGGAACTATCGGCAGAGGTTGATAAACTTAAAAAAATCATTGCTACAAAATGAGGTTACTAATTATAATACTGTTTTTTAGCTGTAAAGCAAACGCCACCACTTACTACGTCAGCAATTCAGGTAGCGATGCAGCCGCAGGTACATCAACAGCAACGGCATGGCAGACTATCGCAAAGGTTAACGCTACGGTAACGAGTGGGGATATAGTTTATTTTAAGGCCGGTGGCTCATGGAACGAAAGGTTAAATGTACCCGCTTCTAATATTACATTCGGGGCTTACGGCACAGGCGCAAAGCCTTTAATAACCGGACTGCAAACCCTTACAGGATGGACGGACACAGGCGGGAATATTTGGAAAAAATACTTCCATAAAGACAGTTTGAAAGTTGTTTTAGTTGGCGGAGCAATAAGGGCAAAAGCAAGAACGCCAAACACAGGTTACTCAACCGTTTTAAGTTATAGCGGTTCTCCTAATATCACATCAGTTGTAACAGGTCTTTCAGGTACTCCAAATTACACAGGCGGGGAATTTGTTGGCAGGGATGCAAGGTGGTTATTAGACGTTGTTCCTATTTCTTCACAATCAACAGGTACATTAAACTTTTCCTCAGGACTTACTTACGATCAGTTTTATTTCGGTACAAATGGTTATTTCATACAAAACCATATTTCCGCTTTAGATATAGCGGGTGAATGGGTTTACCAGAACGACACGCTTTATGTTTACGCTACATCAACGCCAAATGTACAGGCTTCCAGCATTGATACTCTTGTACATATTGACAATAGGGATAACATAACTTTTACCGGGTTAAGTTTTGAGGGAGCCAACAAAGTTGCATTTCAGTTAGACACAACAGAAAATATATTAATTAATAACTGTAAAATAAATAACATCGGGCAAAACGCTATAACTGCATTGGCGGCAGATACCACAACGATTAGCAACGATTCAATTACCAACTGTTTAAGCGGAGCGTTATTCCTTAGGAATTTAGACCCGTATGATGGAGTTACAAACGCTTGTAATAATTCATTAGTTGAAAACAATTACTTTAAAAATATAGGGCATCTTTCAGGGATGGGAATGAGCGCACAATTAAAGTATTCGGCTATCGTATCATCAGGACATAACAGCGTTTTTCAGTATAATAGGTTTGATAGTATCGGATACATTGGGATATTTTTTAACGGGAAAACAACGGTTTACAGAAACCACTTTACAAACTTCTGTTTTACTCTTGATGATGGAGCAGCTGTTTACACCGGGCAGGCTTCCGTTCCTTACAACTACACAGATAGTTCAATTATAAGATCAAATATTATTGTTAATCCTGTCGGAGTTTCAGCGGGTACATCAACCGGTGAGAGATACGCCGCAACCGTTTATTTAGATTACCTGACAAGGAGGGTGACAATAGATTCTGTTTTCGGGTACGGTGGGCAACACGGCAGTTTATATACTCTTGAGGCAGATTCAAACATTATAAAAAACAGCACATTTATTTCAGCTAACGATGAGGTGTACAGGTATGCGGGTAATAATACAGATGTTTCAGCCTTTGGGAATACAGTTACAAATAATATATTTTATTCCTCATCATCCACAGCGGAATTAATTTACCGTTACCAGGGAACAAACGTAGGCGGTTTGGATAGTAATTTTTATTCAAGACCGTTAGACGAAACCAACACTTTTGATTTAAACGGCACATCTTATTCGCTTGCAGGGTGGAAAACAGCAACAGGTAAAGATGCTCATTCGGTTATTGGACCTTCCAACAGAACTTCGGATACGCCAGTAATACATTACAATGCAACTACTTCAGACAGCACAATAGTATTATCAGGGTGGTATACAGATTTGAAGGGTAACATTTACGGAGACGGTATAACGCTCACACCTTTTACATCGGCAATTCTTTTTCCAATTGCAGCGCCGGTAAGGTTAGCGGTTAAAGTTAGGAGGGTGCAAAATTTGTAACAATAAACTCCCAATAATGAAAAAACTATTACTCATCTTAATCTTAGCATCATGCAGTAAGCGGGAAGCGCCAACGGAAGCGGTACAGCCTAAGTACGAGCTGGCCGTATGTACACTTGCGCCACCTACTGATAATATGAAAGGTAAAGCTACAGCGCCTGGCCAGAACAAACCGCCAAAGCCAACACCAACGCCGGACCCTGATCCAGTACCACCTCCGCCACCGCCAATAGTTATACCGCCGGATCCAAATGTACCGGCAACCTGTCTTTACTACGACTTTGACGGCGATGTAAACAATGATCCTAATTGGATGATGTCTAACAATAATCAGCCGATTGTGGTTGCTGCATCAAATTTAACCGATGCCCAAAAGCAAGAGGCAATGAACGTAACTAAATACGATTACAGGCAATTCAGGGTTTTAGTTACAGATGACGAAGCGGTTTACAATGCGTTCGCGTTTGCTAAGACTAAAATCGTAGTTACATCTACCCGGCATTGGACCTCTGTAAATACTACCGGCCTTGCTTACCCGTTCTCAATTACAGCACCTAATTCCACCTGTTACGTATTTGAAGCACCGTTAGCTAACCGGGCCGAATGGGTGGGTAAAATAGGTACGCATGAAAGCGGTCACACCTTTGGACTGCATCATCAAAAACTGTATTCAGCCACAGGGGAGTTATTAAACGGATACCGGGACGGATGTAATATGGGGCAATGTTTTTACACACAAGGATATTGGATTTACGGTATATGGTGGTGGGGGCAAGGTGAGCAACCGATTTACCAGGATGATAACGCGATAATTGCGGGTACTGCCGGTTATCGCTAACGGTTAGGAATAAATGATTATATTTAGCATGTTGTTTGATTGATTAAACCATATAGTTTATAATCAATCTAAAATTAATATTTTATGCCTCACAAAATGCAAGAAATGGAAAACACCAGTTTAGGTGCTTCAGTATATGCTCTCATTAGCTTATCGGTTTGGTTTAGCTCGACGTTTATAACCGTAAGTATTGGAACTATTCAAACCGTAGTTTCTATTTTAGGAGGCTTGATTGCTGCAATATCCGGCGCTATAAGTATTTATAAAAACCTTAATAAAGACAAACCAAAATAAACTGTTATGAAAAAAGAAACCATTTTAAAATGGCTTACCGGTATAGCGGTCGCGCTCGGTAGTATTCAGTTACTTGTTCCCACAATGCCGGTGCAGGATCCTTCTACCCTGAAATGGGTATCGGCTATCCTTTTATTTCTTACTGCAGGGGTAACTATCTGGAAGCAATACCTATCCGAACTTATCAGTAATGCCGCTGCAACTGTTACATGGGTGATTGCTGCACTTGCTACCGCTGGCGCCATTAACGAACTTATTGACCAGGTGGAAATAAATAACGCCGTGGCGCAATGGGTGAGGTTTGGAGTTACCGCCGCTACTGTTGTTTTAAATATCTATTCTAAAATATGGTTTCCTTCAGAACAGCAGAAAGATATTGTCGCATACGAAAAACGCAACCCATGAAGGCAATATTTTACATCATCCTGGCGGTCGTTGGATTAGCCGGGTGCCGTACAGCGGAACAGCTAACGCATAAAGCTATTGCAAAGGATGCGGGTAAGGTTCAGGCCATTACCCGCGCCTTATGGCCTTGCATAACCGTTGAGCAGGACAGCACCGTTAAGACCGATACGCTGTATGATATTATCTCTGTTGAATGCCCTCCTGATACGATCTGGGGTACTGATACGCTGGAAATATCAGAGGTGCGAATAAAGCCGGGTAAGGTGGTTTATAAAGAAGTCCCGCGCATACGGGAAACCGTAACGCATACCGTCCGCATAAAGGATACTATTGACCAGGAGCAGCTAATACGCGAACAGGAACGCACAAAGGCGCTGAAAGCCGGTAATAGAATATGGAAGGCGTTTGCTGTTATAGGGTGGATACTGGCTATACTATTGTTTCTAATATTAATTAAACGCAAATGATAACTGAGCAAGGTTTCACGGATAGCGCAGCGCGTATAGGCTGCACCGTTGCTGCCATTAAAGCGGTGGCAGAGGTAGAATCAGGTGGAAGCGGGTTTCTGTCCTCAGGCGCGCCCGTTATCCTGTTTGAGCCGCATATCTTTTGGAAGCGGCTAAAAGCTCACGGGGTTAACCCGGCATCAATAGCTGGAGCGGCGGATATTTTATACCCGACCTGGAAACCCGGCGCTTATGGTCCATCATCTAAACAACACGGCAGGCTTGAACGTGCAGCGGCAATACACCGTGATGCAGCACTTGAATCCGCTTCGTGGGGCAAGTTCCAGATACTAGGCATGAACTGGCGGTCCTGCGGCGTAGAATCGCTTCAGGCGTTTATAAATGCCATGTACCAATCGGAAGACGAACATCTGAAACTATTTACCGGCTATATTATCCGCACAGGCCTCGATGACGAACTTCGGGAGCTTGACTGGAAAGGATTCGCGCGCGCTTATAACGGTCCGCTGTACTGGAAAAATCAGTACGATGTGAAGCTGAAGAAAGCCTACGTAAAATTTACTGGATAACTTTCTCGCTGTATTCAATAATCTCTTTCATTACTAAAGCTAAAACGTTAATAGCAGCGGCCTGATAACCTAAATAAGTTGCAACTGTTTTACCGTTAAAGGGCTGCCCATCAAACTCTCTAGCATCCTTTTCCATGTCAGCCATAACTTGACTGCATATTTTTATTTGTTTCGACTTTTCCATACTTATATATTTTTACTGGCTAATCTTAGTCATGTGTACCCGATGCCCGGGCTTTAGCGTATCAACTGGCAGGGTAACGTATTTATCATACCCTTTGAACTTTACCTGGTAGCCTTTGGATTCCTCAACCTCGTACCATCCGGTTTTGGTGATCATACGGGGCGCGGTGCAGGAAACAATAAGTAGTAGTAGAATGTATTTCATAAATTATAGTTTTATAAATATTTGTCAATAAGTTCAGTACTTTCAATTTCATCATGCGGTAAGGTTTCTTTTGTCATGCTTGCATAAACTTTGCCGTCAAACCTTAGCAGGTACCTTTTTTCGTGGTTGTAGAACTTTACTAAGTAGTAGCCTTTTACCTCCCCGCTTTCCTTTTCCTTTACAGGCGGCAAAGTGGATTGAGAGGCGGCCATATATCCGGCTTTAAATAAATCTTTCGGGAAATTAAAGTAATCTATTTCGGTTAAAGCGTTATCTGCTAAAATTTCAAGTTGTTCATCTGTTATTCCTTCAGAAATTGTTGGCGTATTGGATTTAGCAGCCTCCCACTCATCATATTTTAAAACCCTGTATCTAAATAATTCCGTTTCCTTATCGTCAAAATCCATTGGGTGAGGTCTGCGACCAAAACAGGCGTAAGGGTTCTCTACTTCCTTTTCGATAGGCGGCAAAGTGGATTGTAAATATTCCGCTTCCTTGCTTAGCCATAAATCTATTTCCTCTTTATTAAAATGGGTTTTTAGCGAATTATGATGCCGGTTGTTTATCATTTCAATCATTTCCTGCATTGGTGATTTGTTACCCGTTCTACCTGAATACTCTTTAGACCATTCGGATACTTCCTTTTCAGGGGTTGGTGTGGATGAGTGCTTATATTTCGGGTTTGGCGGCTTTACAGGATTACACATGTTATAGCAATCTATATGAGCCGGTTTACCGCTTACAAGCAACGTCTTTTCGTTGTTTATAGGTTTGTCGCATACTTGGCAAATAATATTTTCTGTTGTTTTTTTAATTTCTGACATAATCATTTTTTTTTATCTGTTTAAATATTTATTTACTATTTCATTTGTGGTAAACATGCCACCTGTAAGATTGCCTACCCTTACCCACATACGAGTACCGTTTTTCGCTGTAAATCCTGTTTGCCATCCTTCTTTATCTAACCATTCAGCAAATTCTTCTAACCCATTTTCTACAGCATCTTCACACTCCCATAGTGCATCCTCTGCCTCATCATCTTCAATTATAGAATGAATTTGGGATTCGGTTAGTTTTTCTCCCCCCCCCTTAAAGAAATCATCAAGAGGTATGGGGGTTAGGCCGGTGGGGAGAGAGTCGGAGTAAGTCCAATATAATCCGGTGTTGCTTTTTTTTACTGAATAATACCCGTAATACCCTGATGGGGTAAACTCATAACTAGGCAAAATCGCTTTTGTTAGCCTTTGTAGAAGATATATTTTTTTAGGCTCACTCTCTGTATTATCAATACACGCTTTCCCTTCCTGTACCTGTGTTACTAACTTTTCGTTTATGTTCATTATCCATAGATTTTAGCTGATAAAAGATTTTGTACCCTGTATGCTCTAGCTTTGTGATCTATCCAAATACTGCGGCAGTTTATATGGTTAATTTCATCGCCATACACGTTGCGTTTTGGTTTTAACCCTAACTCTAACGCTTTCTTATTTGATAAGACTTTGAAGTTTCGATAGTACCACATTTTTATTATGTTCATGTTTTTTTATTAAAAGATTTACGAACTATTTCGATAAGATGATTAGATATTCTATCTGCGGTACATGGAACACATTCTTCATCTTTAATCAAAGGATTCCATGATTTTAATGGCTTTTTACACACCGAACAATTAGGACGCTCACCTGATGCAATTATTATGTTCATGGTTGTTGGTTTAATCTATGTTTGCAATAATGTTTTTAACTGATTCGTAAGTATTCAAAACGCTGAATGCTTCGTAATCGCTCATAACAAGCATACACCTATTATCTTTCGCGGGGAAAAAGTTGAGTAGTTTTTCAACATTTACCGAGATAGGCTCGTTTTCTTTAAGTTGCAATTCGATAAAATATTTCATGGTTGTTGGTTTTGAGTGTTAGGTGTCCATAGATAACTTGCATCCATTGTTTTATACGGCACAGGTTCTGGAATAATAAACTTTTCGGTAAGTTCAACTGTAGGGGTAATCGGTAAAATATCTAAAGGGCTACATTTTAATACGGCACAAGCCATAAGCAGGTTTTCAATAGTTAACCCTTGCTTACCACTCTCTAAATTACAAACAGAAGTCCTTGTAAGTGATAACGCCCCCGCTAATTCGTCTTGCGATAGACCGGATTTCTTTCTAAACTCTTTTATCTTAACTCCGCAATGGATATTAATTATATTTAGCTGCTTCATCTTCATTACTATTTATTTAAGTGATTCAAAATACTTGGTTAAAAGTTCGTGGGTGGTAGCTTCATATTCAAGATTATACCATACTCCTTTTTCGCCTAATTGCGTCCAGCCTTCTCTGTCAATATACTCCAATGCTGCCCCTATATGGGAGAGGGTAATAGCGGCTGCACGTTCTTTTAATACTATAGGCGCATGACTAACAATCGCCTGCAAATGCTCCTTTACTAGTATCTCTGGTATAGTATTCATTTTTTATTTAATTTAATCAAGGTTTTCGTATTCAGCCTCTATTTTTAGAATTTTTATAGTTGCTTCTTTAGCATACTTTTTTTTAACCCATATCTTTATAGGCACTTTAATTTCGTTTGCTGGCTTGGGTTTTGGCCCTCTTTTTAATGGTAGCTTTTTCATAAAAACAAAGATAAATAAAAATAATTAAAAGAAAGTTAGTTTATTTAAAAAAGATTGTTTTACTTTGCTATACACTAAACGAACAACAATGACCACAGCAGGAAAAGAACTTCTACGGGTTCAAAAGAAACAGTTTGAACTCGGCTTATTATGGATAAGCGTTATCAACAATCCAGAAACAACACCGGAAGATTTAAAGATAGCAATCGGGCAGTATGTCGAGTTGCTGGCAATGATCTCGAAGGTGCAGTTTGAAACCCTCAATATTGACGTTACTAAACTCATTTTAGAATGTTAGAAACCCTAATACTTACCGCCATAGCCAGCGGGTTGTTATACTTCGCCTGGTATATTATCGTAAAAAAACCAGTACAAGATGAAATGCAAAAAGAAAAACTTCGTGAAGATAATGCGGCTGCTGCTCGCATTGCCCGCTTCGAAGCGGAACTTAGTGATCACGATTATTTTTTCAATTCAGAAAACAACATTAACTAAAAACTATCCAAAGCCATGAACTATACATACCCAGATAAAGACGCAACAGGATTAACTATCAGGCAATACTTTGCAGTAATAGCAATGCAGGGGTTACTTAGCAACTCTACTTATGCAAAGATGCTTATGGAGAAAGTAAAAATGGAAGATCAAGCCGATTTTTTAAGTGCCGTATCTGTAGAGCAGGCCGATTCATTAATTAACGAGCTAAACAAAGCCACTTTATGAACCTCAACTCCACAGCCTTCGACTATTGGGTATTTGAAAACCTGGAACCGGATCTGATTATACATGGGAACGGTAAAAGGTATAAAGAGGAATCACCATACATGCAGGATTATAAAAAGCGTGAAATGATAGCCCATATCGGGCAGGCTATCTGGGAGCAGAAAACAAAGGAGGAGCAGGATAGGTCATGGCATATTTGGGAAAGTACACATAGGAAATAAAAAAAACTTATATTATGGCAAAGGCAAACGATACGGCAATCGAGCAGCTATACAAGGCGCTGCACAACACTCATCCGTCACAATGGAACGACTTGTTATTGCACGACAAGGATAGGTTATTAAGCACGGAGCGCGAACAAATAGAAGCCGCTTACAGAACAGGCAGGAAAAAGTATTACATAGACGAAACTCATTACTTCTTTATGGAATACATAGACAACGATTAGTTACCTCCATACACACAAGACTTATGAGAAGCCAACACCCCGTAAGGCGTTCGTTTTTAAACCACGTTTTATCACTAAAAACAAAATAGAAAATGAGTACAGAAATTCAAAAACATCAAATGTCCTTTGCTGATATGCAGCAGATGGGCAAAGTATTTGCAGAATCAGGAATGTTTGCAGATGCTAAATCGGCTGCACAAGCCATAGTTAAAATACAGGCAGGGCAGGAAATATCTATTCCTCCGTTTGCTGCTATGAGTGGTATCCATATCATTCAAGGTAAGGTTACAATGGGGGCTGGCCTTATGGCATCCGCTGTTAAAGGTTCGGGTAAATACGATTACAAAGTGGTTAAGCATGATAAAAAAATATGTGAGATTGATTTTTACCAGGGCGCGGACAAAATCGGAACTTCTACATTTACCCTTGAGGATGCCAAAGCAGCAGGAACTAAAAACATGGATAAGTTTCCGCAAAATATGCTGTTCGCCCGCGCAATGAGCAACGGCGCGAAATGGTACACGCCTGATGTATTCGCCGGTCCTGTTTACACGCCAGAGGAAATGGGGAGCGTGGTTACAGAAGATGTGGAGCACACTATTGTAGATATTGCAAACGCGCCTAAAGTTGATCATGCCGAGGAACTTGCTTCATGGGTAGGCGGTTTGGATCAATGCGAAAACAAAAAGGATTTACAGGATTATAAAAAAATAGTACCGGCCTACATCGTTTCCGATGCAACATTTATAGATGCAGCAAAGAAACGTTATGAGCTGGTTATGGCAACCGCGCCAATCAAATAGTTCTTTAGTGGTACACCCGCTGGCAGACCGGCTAATGTCTGCCAATTTTTATGCAAACCTCAGAAGCTATAAAGAAATACCAGAAAGAGTACCATAGCCGGTACAGACTGGAACGTAAGGCTGATAGGCTTGAGAGGGAACGCTTAAAAAAAGAACCTCCACTTGTTGAGGTAGTACGCCAGATAGATTATAACCCGCATATTTACAGAGGCAGCGGATCAATAACCTGCTCCCATTTCGGATGCGGGCGCGAACTATCAATAACAGAACAACTATTCGGCAAAAAATGTATTCATCATTCAATTAAATAAACACAATGGAACTAATCGCAAAGTTTAAAAAGCAACTTGAAATAGTTGAACGCAGTAATTTTAAATCCCGTAAGGTATGGGTGGTAACTGAAGATAACCCACAATACCCGCAAACCGTTGAACTGGAAACATCAGGCGATAAATGCGGCCTGTTTGATAACATCGCTGAAGGTGCGCCGGTAAAGGTTTACGTGAACCTTAGAGGCCGGGAATGGACCGGAACTGATAACGTTACCAAAGTATTCAACACCCTGCAAGCATGGAAAGTTGAAGCGTTACCAGGTGCAGAGAAAGCAACGCCGGTAAAAGCTGCGGAGCCGGATGAAATTTCTGACTTGCCGTTTTAAAATGGTAGTTTTTTAAACTGCCTTTCTAACATTCACCACTAAAGAACAAATAAAACAAAATGAAAAAACAACAACAATTATTTGAGGATAAAATAGAGTTTATCCATGTACCAACGGTAATAGGGTCAGGTTATGAGGACGATGTGGCAAAGCTGGCCATTGAAGATAAAGTAGCATACAGGGCAGCCCGTAAAAACATGCAGATACATTCTGCCATCATCCTAAAAATAAATGACGAGTTTGCCGGGTTCTTTACATTCCAGGTTAACCACCATGCAAAAGAGTTTTGCCTGTTGCAGTCAGCAATGGATCTGAACCGGATGGATAAGGAAATCTACAAACAAATGGTAGGTGAGATTATAAAACAAAACACCTACGGCTACCCGATGATAATGACCGTTTCCACTAAACACGCCCTTGAAAATCCAAAGGTTTTTGAATCTATTGGCTTTCATAAATACCTTGATTTATCCGGATACGCTTACATGGTTTACGGTAAGGATGAAGATGTGCGGATGAAACGACTTTGCCATGCAACAATGACTAACGCATGGATCACTACCCGCGCCGATTGGTTAAAGATGAAAAAAGAGTGGAACGAAAAGATTGAAGCCGCCGGGGTTAAACATGGTATTGAAAATCCAAAGTTCGCCTCCCGTGATGGTTGCTGGCAGGGCAAAAACGGTATGTCTAATGTTATCCTTGCATCAAAATCTATTGGCGACGATGGCGAGATAGTTCACACTAAAGGGAAATCGTTTAACGGTAATGCTTCTGTTTTGGATCCTGTTGCCTGCGAGGTAATCTTAAGAATGTTTATGCCTACCAACGGCTGCAGGGTTTACAATCCTTTTGGCGGTGGCGTTCAGTTTGGTTTCGTTACCGGGGCGTCTGGGTTTGAATACACAGCCTCGGAAATAAGGCAAAACCAATGCGACGCGAATAATGCTTTATGCCAGGATTTCGTTAACGTAAAGTGGATTCAATCCGATAGCTCAAAGTTTACACCAAAACAGAAATACGATCTGATGTTTACTTGCCCGCCTTACTACCAGGTTGAGGAATACATAGATTACGAGGGCGTAATTCCTGAAGGCGAGTTAAACAACCTGCCAACATACGAACAGTTTAGGGATACTTTGTTTCAAGGGTATAAGAATGCTATTTCAATGTTGAACGATAACTGTTTTTTCGTTGTAATGACTGGCGATAGCCGGGATAAAAACGGTGCTTATTATGGCTGCGAGGCCGAACACGAACTATTTTTTAAAGAACAGGGTTTGCACATCTATAATAAAATTGTTTACTTGGAATGTGAGTTTACCCGTCTTGCCCATGCAAAGGTTACTTTGAACTATCGTAAGTTCCCGAAACGCGAGCAAAAAATACTCGTTTTCTACAAAGGGGATATAAGCAAAATTAAAGACCTCTATCCGCCAATTGGCCGATTGTGAAAACTTACTCACCCATTATATCATTAATCAGAAATTCAAGAGGTATCTACGGTTTAGATACCTCTATTGGGTGTGCTTCTGGCATGCAGCATGAAGGCGGCTGCTATGGTGATTGCTATGCTGCTAAATCAGCAAAACTATACGGTTATGATTTCAGCAAAACGGTACTAAGGGATTTTGAAAGCGAAGCCCATAAAAGAAAAATACTGGCAGGTATTAATAAAATAAAACTTCCGTTTGTTCGTATCGGGTGCAGCGGCGACCCTTCCGAAAATTGGGAGCATTGTTTTAAGATACTAAAAACCGTTGCCATGTGCAACAAAGAAATAGTAATCATTACAAAGCATTGGACGCTGTTAAATGCTGAGCAGCTGAAACAACTTAGCCTGATGAATATTTGTATCAATACTTCGGTTTCGGCATTGGATAACCCAGATCAGCTTAGTAAATGTTTGGAGCAATACCGGTTAATAAAACAGTATTGTAAATCCATCCTGCGTATTGTTTCATGCGACTTCAACCTCGATAATGAAACCGGGTTCCAGTTGGCAATGATTCAAAAATCATTATTTCAAAACGAATCAACATTAGATACTGTTTTCAGGCCATCTAAAAACAGCCCGTATATTACAGATGGGATTATAAATGTTTCAAAGGGCAAATTCAACGGCAACATTCAGTTAATGAGTAAACATAGCCGTAAGACTTATACCGGTAAATGTTCAACATGCCATGAAATGTGCGGGGTAACGATAAAAACAGATGATCATTACCCAGAAAAACCGGGAATAATTAAACAGCTAAAACTGCTATGAAACCAAAACCAGGATACAGGGAACGGGTAGATAAAAAACATTCCCGCATCATCGAACTAAAAGAACAGGGTTTATCCCTTAACAGGATTGCCAGGGAGGTTAACGCCACATACGGCAGCGTTCTTTATGTTCTGTATCGTAAAAACAATAACGGCTTATGGAAAAAAACTGCATGACATGGAATGAACGTTATCGCCAAAGACATGCCGAGTACTGCCGGGAAAAATACCCGGTAGCATTTGAAGCCAGCGGCGGTATGACAATGAAGGTTAATTTCCCTTGTGTTACTAAGGCCAACGGTTTAACCCTGGCAATAGAAAACTACCTGTTATGGTCCGGTTATCGGTGTACGCGTATAAACGTTCACGGTAGGGTTATTAATGGCAAACATGTGTTTTCGTCTACCCGTAAAGGTTCTGCAGATTTAAGCAGTACAATCCGTGGCCGTTCGGTGATGTGGGAGATAAAAATAGGGAATGATAAACCTTCCGAACATCAACTGAAAGAGCAACGCCTGGAACGTGCTGCCGGTGGGGAATACTTCTTTGTGAAAACGATACATGAGTTTTTTGAACTTTTAGATGTATTTATTTTATCTATCTCTAATGCATATACGAAATAATTTATTATCTTTGAAACAGCATCCGACAATGCTATTTAAAACCTATTTACTGACCCTGAGAGGGCGGCTGTCGGGCCAATCTCCCAGGGTCTTTTTATTTTGCTTATGGAACAAACATTTTTTTGTACATCAGTTAAAAGAACTGTTAAGGTTAAATTTGAAGATCCGTTTATACTTTTTAGTTTCGTTTATCCGGAAAATGAAGATGAATTTTACGATTTTTACATTGAAGATTTGGAGCAAATTAAACCGCATTTTGTAGAGAAAACATGGGTTAATGAGGATATGGTCACGTTTATAAACGACCATGTTAAATGATAAAAAATGCTTACGAGGACTACAAGGCTTTAGGTTTATGTGTAATACCGATAGAATGGGATGTTGAAAAAAAACTAGCTGTTTCTCACCGATACTGGAGCGATACAAAAGAGCTGCCGTTATTAAAAAAGCACAATGCTTTGATGATAAAAACGGATGGGGATGTCGCTGCTATAGATTTTGATCTGAAAAATACAGAGCGAAAATCTATTTTTAAAGAGTGGCAAGATATTATATTGTATAACCGTCCTGATATTTGGGATAAAATATACATAGAGGAAACCCGTAATAAAGGTTACCATGTTTGGATAAAATATAAAAAGCTTGAAAAAAAGTTATCCCTGGCAGATAGCGATCAGGGCAGCGAGGTTATTGCTTTGTATGCCAAAGGACCTTTGGTTTATACTTTTCCTACACCCGGGTATACTGAAATATCTGGATCAATGGCAGATATTGATTACCTAACAGATGATCAATACGAATACCTTATTAGTACCTCTCAATTATTTAATGAGTATAAACCGGATTATAACCCCGAATTAAAAGCGGTTTCTTACCCTGCGGGTCATGAGGCAATGTTATCTCAGTTTGATAAATTATTGCCTGACGAATATTGGGAGCAAATACTTGCCGACGTCGGACTAACAAAGATTATAAATTACCGGTACCACGCAAAAGATAAGTTTGCCGCGTTTAAACGCGCCGGATCCGATAGCTCCGCAATATCTGCAAAGGTTTATTACCACACAAAAAGGGTAATGATTTTTAGCGCATCATTGCACAAGTTTCCAAACTGGCATAATAAGCACGATTACCCAGTGTGGAGCTTACCGCCGAGCTTCGTCCTGTTTTACCATATTAACCGGGACTGGGCCGGAACAATTGAATATATATCTTCTATTATTGAATCCGCCGGCATTGATATAAAAGCCGAATCTGAAATTACAACCGATTACCCATTGCATGTTTTCCCTGATGAAATACGAAGATCAATTATTGAAGTATCTGAGGCGCGAAGCCTGGCACCTCAATTTGTAGCTACTGCCGGGTTATGGACCATTAGCAGCCTTGCCGGCACAATGTTTAAATCTGAGTTTAACGGGGACGGTAAAAATATTTTATTCTGCTTAATGATTGCCCCGGTTTCAGTTGGTAAAACTCCTGCTTTTAAAGTTATGTGCGAAACGCCTTTAAAAGAAGCGCAGGAAAATATGGATGAAACGTATATTAAAAAAATAACTGAATGGCAAAAAGCGAAGGACGAGGATAGTAAAAAGTTTAAAGAAAAACGCCCCGTTCGTTATATACCTATAGCCGTTGATGGAACTACCGAGGGTTATATTGCAAAATCAATGGTGCAGCCTAACGGCATCGGGGTTTACCAGGATGAAGCCGAAACCATTTTAAATGCCGGCAGCTTTAAATCAAATAATGATGCTATCAGTTTTTTTACTCAGGCTTTCAGCGGCGGCCGTATCTCCCAAATAAGGGCAGATGATACAAAAGAGCGAGTTGTTCCAAACCTTAACCTTAACCTTTTGATGGGCACACAGCCTACCCGGGTAAAAAACATTTTTACTGAGGACCGGTTAAGCAGCGGATTTGCATCAAGGTTTTTAATGGTTTCGGCAGATTATAAAGAACTTAATATTGAATCGGATCCATTCAGCCCGGGTAAAGAAATGTGCCAGCAATGGAAGGATATCGTAACTGAGCTTTATTACTCAGGAATGCATTTTAACGAAGCTGGCGGGCAACGTTCAATATCAATAACCGATAAGGCAAAAGAAACTTACCGGACGTATTATAAAACATTATTACAGGATGCAAACAGTCGTATAAGCTCACAGGCCGAATCTTATATTATCGGCACCGAGGCTAAAATGAGCGCATACTTCCCGCGCCTTATTCAGATACTTGCCATAATGCACGATCCTAAAAGCCCGATAATAACTGAAGATACTGTACACCATGGATGGACACTGTATAGGTATTACGCAACGAGTACAATTAATATCATATCTAAACTTCATGGTGAAATAGAAACGGGCCTACCTAATGACCTGGAACTATTATATCAATCTCTGCCGGATGAGTTTACCAGAAAAGAGGCAGTTGATGTTTGTGTCCGGATAAATGAAAAAGATAGGCGCTTTGATGTCGCCATGAGAAGGAAGGATTTTTCATCACTTTTTAGAAAAGAGGGGCAGGGAAAATACAGGAAGGTGTAAATGCACTGCCGTTTTACACCTGTTTTGCACCGTCCAAACTCAATGCCATGGCTGATTTGCACCGTTTACACCTTTTTGGCGGAAATATAGTATAAGGGGGTATAGTATATACTAAATAAGAGTTTATTATTATTATCCGTAGGTTTTGCACTGTAAACGGTGTAAATGTAGTAAAGACGGCACTTTCAACGGTGCAAAAGTAGTGTAAACGAGGTGTAATTATAATAAAACGTGATATGTTAGATTAATTAATATAATATATATTTACTCCACAAATTGTGTAAAATTGGCAAAAAAATTAATAACTAAGGAAAATAGGGATCAGATGCCGGCAAGAGGCCCCGGCAAGCTAACCAAGACCGTAAAGGAAACGGTGCTTGCTGTGTTCAACACTTTGCAGGACGATCCTAAAAACAACCTTACTGCGTTTGCAGAGAAGCACCCTCGTGATTTTTACGCAATCGCAGCCAAACTAATTCCTACCGAGCTTGCCGGTAAAGTAGATGCTAAAATAACTCTGAACATTGTCCGAGGTAAATCTTCAACTGAATAAACTACACGCTGCCCAGGCAGATGTATTGGCAACGGCTTTGCGCTTCAATGTGCTTTGCTGTGGCAGGCGTTGGGGTAAGACTACCCTGGCTGAAGAGTTGTTACTGGAACCGGATGGAAACATGGGAGCATTAACCGGCAACCCGGTTGCATACTTCGCCCCAACTTACAAGATGCTAATGGAGGTTTGGCGGACTTTACTCGAAACGTGTTCGGATATAATCAGCAAAAAATCTGAGCAGGAACGGAGGATTGAACTTTATGGCGGAGGTATCATTGACTTCTGGTCACTGGATGATCCTGATAGTTGCCGGGGCAGAAAATACAAACGCGCGGTTATTGATGAAGCTGCAAAGGTGCTGCACCTGAAAGAAGCATGGACCAAAGTTATCAGGCCAACGCTTACGGATTTAAAAGGCGATGGCTGGTTTCTGTCAACACCGCGCGGTAAGAACGATTACTTCTACGACCTGTTTAAAAACCAGGAGCTTTACCCGGAAGCATGGCGGTCTTTTCAACTGCCAACGGTATCGAATCCGCATATTGATCCTGAGGAAGTGGAACATGCCAGGCTTCAATTGGACCCGTTAACATTCGCGCAGGAATATCTGGCATCGTTCGTAACGGAAAACAATAACGCTTTTTGTTATACGTTTTCATCGGCAAAGCATGTACGGACGACCGTTATCAATGAGAAATGGGAGGTTAAACTTTCGTTTGACTTTAACCGGGATCCGATAACGTGCCTTGTATCCCAGGATGACGGCATTAAGGTCAAAAACTACATTGAGCAGATAAAGCTCCAAAATTCCAATATTTACGACATGTGCGACTACATCAAGGCGAAGTACGGTAAATACCTGCTATTGGTCACAGGTGATGCCACAGGACGTAATTCCTCCGCGCTCGTGAATGACAACCTGAACTATTTTAAAATCATTCGCTCACAGTTAGGGCTAGGTGACAGGCAGATGCGCCAGCCGGTAAGTAATCCAACGCTGAAAGAAAACCGGGTGCTTGTTAACTCGGCCTTTCATCATCTGGATATTTCCATTGATCCGCAGAATTGCAAGGCTTTGATATTCGACCTGGAACATGCGGCGGTACTTCCGGACGGCTCGCTGGATAAGACTGACCGTAACGACCCCACGAAGCAACTTGATGCATTGGATTGCCTTCGCTATGACTTAAATACTTTTTTCAAACATATCTTAAAAATTACTTAGCTTTAAAAAATGGAACACGTAATGGCAACAAGAGCGGGCAGGGTTAAGGTATCGGTTCACGCATCGCTATACGTTCGTGATGTTGCTGCTTGTTTCGGAGGATTCCTATTCACCCTTAACTTCTCAGCAAACTAATGAGCTGTAATACCTGCTATAAAGACTGGATTTCATGCGGAGAAACCGCTATCAGCGTGTATGCAACCCTGTTACCGGAAACTAATTACACATGGATACTTACCACAGCGCAGGGCGCGAAGTACATGGGCGCGGTTACTACGGATGAAGACGGGCAGTTTATCCTGGCAGTTAGTGAACTGCCCGAGGGCCTATTAAACCCTTACGCAGGGTTGTTTACGCTCGAAGTACAGGCAGGACATTGCAACCCCGCAACGTGGAACGATTCAGCTTACTGCACACCTTACACCTGCATTGAGTTTGAAGTACGCAACGGCAACGGAGGTAAAAACATTATCGGCTGCCCATGCCTCGAAGAAGTTGAGGGCTGTTGCTACCCTACGGTGGTAGAGTTTACCGATGTGGCTACATTGGAAATTCCTTACACCGCGCAGATGGCTTTGAAGTACGGAGAGGTTCCAACGGTGCAAACCTGGGTATACGATGAGCTTGGCCGACTGGTTTACATGGGTATTAGTGCCTCATTCGATGATGTGCCGGTAACATTAATTTCATTAGACTTCGGGGGCGTTGCTTCCGGTATTGTTGTTATAAAATAGATTGATATGATTACGGATAATAATGCTTTTACGGTTAACGAATGGGATTTCAGAAATGAAATTGAATATCAAAAAGATGTTAACGGTAAACGAACTAGCTGCGTAATATTTACCAGATACTTTACATTCATAATCAAGATTAAACCATGATCTGCTGCACACCAACAACGCATACCTTCGTGGGCGAACCTGAAACAACGGTATCGTACACGGGTAACCGTCCGATAGTGGAGGTGATATACTTGCAGCCTGACGGCACCATGCATCAGGCAGGAATATTTACCCATATCGAAATAACGGCAACACAGGTTATCGTTACACATTCGGATCCGTTAGCTAGTGGGATTATAAAATTGTTACAATGATGAACAGATATTTATTCGAGTACCAGTATAATTATCAGGACTTAATGGTTACTGTTGAAGCTAAAAGTCTGAATATTGCATTGATAAAGTTTGCAACCAATTACCATGATGTGCAACAAATTTATAAGATTACTAAAAACGTTCCTGTCTATTCATGAACCACCTCGCCCACATATTCATAATGTTTCTCGCTACAATGGCAATCTGCTGCACGCTATGGGAGGAAATGATATTCGAGCGTCTCGGCGATATGATCGAAGAAACCCTCGGCGACAAATGGGCGAAGCCATTCGGGAAGTGCTACATCTGCACATCGTTCTGGGTGGCGCTGATAATTACCCTTTTCATGTGGTGGCCATGGTGGTATCCCTTCGCAACGCTGGGCATGGCAGCTGCTTATTCAAAACTGACAAATGATTGATAATGAAAACATACACAGTTTACTTTGAATTATTTGGTAAAAAGATGAAGTATGAAGTTAATGCAGATTCTGAAAGAGACGCAATGGAGAAAATTAAATCAAAGATTATTTTTTATAAAGTAAAAGAGGTTTCAAGGTTTACAGGGGATAAGGAAATTGATGACATTATGGAGAAACTATTTAAATTCCTTTAATGACCCTTACCATCCCAACCCCGACCGGCACCGTCCAATGCGATGCATACGCGGGGAAATGTTCATGCGGGGGTACAACAAATTTAAAATACCAGGTATCGAAATACATCATTTACTACCTTCCAAAAAAGAAGGCATACCACATCAAAGAGGGCAATCAATATCTCGTAAAATCTCAACCAATAGCAACCTTATGCCAGAAATTAGAATCCCTTGGACTGACCGCCTGCGTAGAATCTTCAAACGCCAATTAAGGCCTTACCTGGTAGAAGGTAAATACAAAGTTATTCCCGCATTCTCGATAGGTGGCAAAGATTACTGGATGTTCGATTCAACAAACGAAGTACCTACGGGCAGGTTCTTTGCTGCTATGGGCGTATATGCTGAAATGGAAATGAACTGCAATAAGGAATATCTCGAAACGCATGTGAAGGCAATGGATAAGATACTGAGTGATCCTAAGAAAATATCCATGAAGCATATTGTCCAACTGAACATCAACCTCAAGGAACGTTTGGACCTGATGCCGTTCCCTGAATTTATTTACAAGCTGGCCTCAGTTATATTTTTTGATGATACCGAAAGCCTGTACAGTTACGATTACGACTACAACAAATTAAAAATAGAGAAATGGAAAGCGGCTGGAGGTACGCTCGATTTTTTTTCCGCGACGCCGTTAGCCGAACTCGTGCCGTCACTGAATATGCCAGCAAAAGATACCCAGACCTATTTGACAGTAAGCAAGTTCATAAGCGAAACACACCAGGCACTTCTTACCGAAACATTGTCGGAAAGTTAATCAACGACCGATACGAGCAGCTTTGCCACTTGGCCGAATATAACCCCGGCAAGATTGAGCAATACGAGCGCGCGCCCATAATGGAGTATTACATGATACTCAACAGCCGGGTGCAGGCTGCTGCTAAGGCGAAGGCTGCGAACGCGAAGGCGGGTAGAAAAAAATAATTTAAAAATAGTTTGCTTTTTATTTGGTGTAACGAAAAGGTTACACTATGTTTGTGATACAAAAGCAAACAACATGACAATTCAATCTGTTTTTTCTAAAGCTGGATACACCGTTAAAGGGTTAGATAATCGTAACAGGGCTATTAAAAGCCTGAACGAAGTATTTAGTAACTCGGCTATTACGATGGATATTTGTGAAAGCGGCAGGGTATGGGTTGGTAAAGATCAGTTTAAATACAATGTGCGTATTCAGTTGCCAGGTGTTGCTACAACGCGATTTAACACTAAAGACGTTACGCCTTACAGCCTTTTAAAAATGATGGGTAAATTCCTTAGAAGGGATGAGGTGAGGGTTAAAATTTACGCTGAAACAGAAGTGCCTCACAAATGCGATAAATGTGATGGAGCCGGTATCTTGCCAGCTTTCATGTATTATGCTGATGGGGTTTGTTTTGACTGCTTAGGGGTAGGTATTGTTGGTAAACTAAGCGTAAAAAACGTATGTATAAGGACTGAAAAAGAAAAGACCGGATTTCACTACCTAAACACCTTTCGTATCACCGGCAATTATTCCGAATCTTTCCCTCAGGGTGTTGAGAATATCCATCCTGTTACCCATTTTAACCACCCTACAGCAATAGTTTTTTTAGGCAAGAAAGATAATGATTATTACATTCACGCTCCTATATGCCAAAGGAACGATTGGTATAAAATACCCGAATCTGATTTTGAGAAGTTTACCGAACAATGGAATAAGTACACACCAGAAGGGAACCCGCTAAAATCGCATTATGATATTTAACTACATCAAAGCAGATAGTTTCTTCCGGGACTATCTGCCCCACATCAAATGCTACAAGCATAAGATAAGGGGTAAGAACGGACGCTGCAACCCGGTAACCTTCACCGAGGATGAAACCCGGCAAATAAAAGCCGCGTTTAACCGTATGGGTAAGGATTTATTTTCGTATTAAATAAATCTTTACCTTTAATGCATGCCTGAAGACGTCATAATAAATTTCACGATTGGTGAGAATGAAGTTACTCCCGCATTGGAGAAACTATCAAAGACCGGTGTTGACATCAAAGGGTTTACTAACTTATCCAAAAACATAAAGCAGGCGGGTAACGACACCAAAGGACTGGTCGCTGAATTTAAGAAAGTTGCAACCACGGCAACGGCTATGGGTAAAACCGTAGAGGCTGCTTTCGGGGCCGGCGTTCAGGACGCGCTCGACGAAGCTGGCGTATCTGCGGAGGAGTTTAGCGCAGCACTTACCAAAGCAAATGCCCCGGCAAAAACATTAAAACAGGAACTAAAGGAATTAAAAGAAGCACTTGCCCTGGCGAAAGTTAACGGCACCGATGTTGGTAAAACCTTCGATGATATGCGCGCGCGTGCGGGTGCGTTATCCGATGCTATTGCTGATGCGAGTGCCGAGATTAAGAATGCAGGGAGTGATACCCGTACCTTCGATAATATTGCCGGATCCGTTTCAGCCCTTGCCGGTGGGTTCTCTGCCGTTCAGGGTGCAGCCGCTTTATTTGGCGACGAATCCGAGGACCTGCAAAAAGCCTTACTGAAAGTTAACGCTGCTATGGCGCTGGCTACCGGGTTACAACAGATACAAACCGCCGTACAAAAAGAGGGATCGCTGGCAAAGCTGGCTGATTCGATTGCCACAGGCGCACAAGTAGCCGTTCAGCGTATATACACAGCCGTTACAGGACAGGCAACAGCGGCAACGGTAGCGTTCAAAGTTGCTCTTGCTGCCACAGGTATCGGTTTGTTTGTTGTTGCCGTCCTTGCGCTTGTGAGTGCGTTAAGCGATACAGAAACATCATTGGAAGATGTTAACCGGTTATTGGAGCAACAGGGCGCGCTACTGGAATCGAATACCGGGCTTATTGACCGCCAAACGGAACTATCCATTGCCCGGGCGAAAACCGCCGGGGCTGCTGAAACGGACTTGATAAAAATACGGGCGCAAGGTTTATCCCGCCAATTCGATGCGATAACCGCCGTTAACGAGGGGCTGGCTAAAGAAAGGGATGCCGCTAAAAAAACATCTAAGCAATACGCTGAACTGAATAAAGCGATTGAAACGAATAGGGAAAGGCAAGTTCAGATTAACCAGGAACTTTTATTATCACAAGAAGCATTCCGCCAGGCTGCACAGGACGAAGCAAAGGAACGCCGCGAAGCTGCAGAAGATGCCGCCAAAAAAGCAAAGGAACTTTCTGATAAGGCGCTTGCCGCTCGCAAGGCCGCTGCACTCGCTGCCCTCAACGATGAGCTTGCAATACTTGAACGCCGTCTGTTATTTGCCGAGAAAGCCAGCGCCGAGGAGCTGGATTTACAAAAACAGATCATCAATAAAAAGCGGGATATTGATTTACAGGGTGAGAAATTAACTTTAAACCAGGTACGATTAATCCGCGCTAAAGCATACGATGAGCGCCTGAAACTTGATGAGGCTTTTAATAAACGTGCTACGGAGGAACAGTTAACCGCGCAGATACAAACCAATGATGCTATACTTGCCGGCATCGGGGTATCCAACGAGAAACGCCTGCAACTTCAGATTGAAAACCTAAACACCGCGGCACAACTTGAGATTAACGCGGCCGAGGGGAATGCCACCAAGATATTACTCATAGAGGCTAAGAAGCTGGCAGATATTCGCGCGCTGAAAAACGCGTCTATTGATGCGGACCTTCAGGCCGAGATTGAGGGTAGCCAAAAGAATAACGATATTATAAAGGCCGGGTTAACTAAGGTTATCGCTGATACAAAAGCTGCCGTTGCCGTTCGTATAGCCGCTGCCGAGGGGATCGGACGGCAGGAACTAATTAACGTCGATAAGGCTATCGCTGCCAACAATGCGAAAGAGCAATCGGATGAGGATTACCAAAAGAACTACAAGCGGCTTGCAGAGGAACGTGCCGCCATTGAGCAAGGGGTAACGGATAAGATTGCCGAGATACATAAGACCGCAAACGAGCAGCGCAATATGGACTGGCAAGAAGCTGCTGGACTTGCCATTGAAATAGGCCAGCAAGCTGCTGATTTCTTTGCTAACCTTTCATCCCTTGCATCCTCTCAGGAGCAGCAAAGAATCGAACAGCAGAAACGCCAATTAGATGAACTTGTTGAAGCGGGAGCAATCACGGCAAAGCAGGCTGAAATACGTGCGAAGCAGATTGAAATATTAGAGCGCAAAGCAAAGCAGGCGCAGGCGCAAAGAGAAAAGCAAGCGGCTGTATTTAACGCATTGCTATCTATACCTTCCGCAGCTCTTAAAGGCTTAGTTCAAGGCGGTCCGGTACTAGCTGCTATTTACGGCGCACTTGCCGCAGCGCAGGCCGCACTTGTTATTGCGCGTCCTGTTCCTAAGTTCTTCCGTGGTAAGCAACCGGGTACGCATGAGGGTAAGGGTATTGTAGCTGATATGGGTGCGGAGATAGTGGAACGTAACGGGCGCATGTTCCTGTACACCAAACCAACTGAAACACATTTAGGCCGGTACGATAAGGTTCATACAGCCGCTCAAACGAGAGCGATACTACATAGCACAAGTATAAATACTACACAGGTGCAGCCGCAACAAGTGCAGCCGGTTGAAATAGATTACGATAAGATGCCGAAAAGCAATGTGAATATAAATATCGAAAAGGATTTCATATCCGAGGCCGTTGCTGAAGGGTTGCAGATGAATAGGTATTTTAATAAACGATATAAATTCTGATCATGGATTTAATTATAGGAATATTTTTTATTTTATTCTCAATAGCTGCTATCTGTTTGTACGTTTATGAACTTGCTACTGATACTACTGGTCAGGAAGAAATAGACAATCTTTTAAAAGACTTGGACAATTAATGGAGTGGCAATTTACCTTAAACGGAACCGAAATTGAAGAGCCGATCAGCTTTAGCGATATTGCCTTTAATGTTATGCGGGATGAACGATGGCATGGTGTATTCATAGAGGCTTCTACCACGGTACTCGGTTTCTACGGTGAGGCGTACACGATATTAAAGACAGCGAAGGATTCCTACGGCTTCGATGCTGAAGTAATTTTCATAGCCTCATCCCGCTGCGAAGGGCAGGCCGAATACGAGGAAGTGATTAACGGTAAGTTGGATTTCGGTGATGCCGTGGAGTTATGCGGGCGCGAGTGCCTTATGCGTATGCGCGTGGAGCAGGATAGTTGCGCCATGGTTTTTAAAAACCGTTTCGATCAGAAGGTAAACTTCGATTCAAATATTGCCTTCGATAAAACAACGATACTCGCAGATTATACCGGCCTCGGTTTTGACATGGAACTTGCAACGCAGGAAATACCGATAAGCGCAGACGCCCAGGTGAGTGAGGATAGCGATATTGTGGAGTTGCTGGAGCCGTTTGAATTTTTAGCGGGATTCGAAAGAGCGTTATACATTCGGCCTATTTACACCCGCGTTGCAGATAACTCTATAATCACAGGTAACCTCGATGAGGGTACTTTCTTCCAAGATCCGGAAAATACGTTTTTCATGTCTCCTCAAGTTTTATTAGAGGAGGTTTCCGGTTGCATAAACAGCGAATTTACCTACAACATAAGAACCAAAGGGCGCGCTCGTACACACGTAGGCGATACTTCCGATAGTTATACTTTGTACTTAGTTATGGATTTATGGGATGGCGAAGGGCATCATTATATTAACGGAACAGATATACACGCTGTTATTGTAACCAGCAACCCTGATAACGATGTGTTTTACGAGTTTGATGAAACATGGACTGGAACGGTTGCTATTCCCGAGGGGATGGGAGTATATGTTTACCTTCAATACACCTACAATGAGGACGGCGGACCGATAAGCAGTTTGACAAACACCGTTGCCGAGTTCGATCCCGAAACAAGTTTTTTTCTAAGCAACTCTAAAGCCTGCCCTCCAACTAACGCGGAGGTGTACATGATTAACGAAACCCTTGCAAGGGCAACAGAGGCGATTACAGACAGGTGCTTAACGATTGAGTCAGATTACTACGGGCGCACCGATTCCGAACCCTATTCGGCAGATGCGGACGGCTGCGGTAGTTTACGCATACTTACACCTGGGTTAAAGATTCGCCAGGCAACCGACAAGCAGTTTTTTGCCTCGATGAAGGAAATAATGGAAGGACTGCGGGCCGTTGATAATATCGGGATGGGTATGCAGTCCGACCGGGTAAGGATAGAACCTGCTGAATGGTTTTACCAGGACGTGAAAATAATGGACTTGCCATTGGTACCATCTGCCCGGTATAATTCAGAGGACGGGCTGGCCTACTCCAACATAAAATACGGGTACAACAAATGGGAAATAAAATCCATTAAAGGTATTGATGAATATAATTCGTACAAAGAGCGCAGGACGGGTATAAAGTCAGTAAATAACGAACTGGATATTACCAGTAACTTAATTGCTTCCGGTTACATCATCGAGGACCTGCGGACGAAAACCTTACTCGGCACCGGCAACACCGATACCACTTACGATAACGATGTTTTTATAATCTGCGTTGAGCGGGATGGGTATTCATACCACGTTGAGCAGGGAGTGACCGAGAACGCGGCTAATTTTTTCAGTCCTGCAACGGCCTACAATTGGCGCATACGCCCGATGTATAACCTGATGCGGTGGTTCAAGTCCATTGCACAAACGTATGTGAACACAGTAAACACAGCCAGCAAGTTGTTTTTCACTTCCGGTAAAGGTAACTACGAGGCCGAGGGTAACCTGTGGGCATACGATCCCTGCCGGATGGAAAATAAAGTGTTGGCTGAGAATGATGATCTTCACGCGACCGATTTTGAAAATAGCGTACAAGCTACACCGATATATAAGCCGGAAACTGTTATATTTGAATATCCGCTATCTGTTGCTGATTACCGGACAATAAAAAGCAACCCTTACGGATACTTTAATGTGCAATGCGGTAACGGAATATTCTTTAAGGCGTACATTAAAAATTTAAGTTATAAACCCGCTGAAGGTATGGCGGATTTTACATTGATAAAACGATGGGTATGAAAGAAGATATAGTACAACTTGCTACCAATGAAATATGGGATAAATTTTCAACAATAATTGATGATGATCCTTCAAATAGAGTTATCACCAAAGAAGATTTGTACGACGTAATAGCGTACTTAAATCCAATTCTTAACCTCGAATCCTAAATGGCAATAACAATCATTAACCCCACAAACGCATTTATCCGCTTCAATGAATCGGAGGCTGAACCTGACTGTATATGGGGTGATATTTCTTTTTGCCTGCCGGTTTACGAGGCTTCCGATGTGGCGTTTCAATTCGTGGTGCAGGGTACCGAGGCCGAGATAGATGCCCTTTGCGATCAGCAAGCCGATGAGGTGAGCGTTGCCATTATAGCCGACTGTGACGAAGCGCCGTTGCTAACCTTCCCGCAAAAACCGGATCGCTTCCGGTTATCATTAACGCAGATGCTTTACAACTGGGAGCATGGCGTACCCAACTTTCAATCGGTTATAAGTATTGCAGAGTGTTTTCGCATACAGGTTTCCGTTGGAGGTACTAGCTTTTGCTCAAACTGTTTTGAGCGCATAGCAGATACCTGTTATACTTCAGTAGTTGAGTACGGCAATGATGAAGATGCATTTGGGTTTAAATACTGTTATGCCGGAAACCTGGATGAAGATACAACGGTATCATGTGAGCCAACGATAGTGCAGTTTATAAACGTGCCTACATTGGCAATACCTTATACAGCGGCCTTGCAAAATGCTTACGGTTCGTTTCCAACTGTTCAGGTATGGATTTATGACGGCATGGGTCAGCTTGTAAATATGGGTATAACGGTTGCGTTTGATAGCTATCCGCCTACGATGATAAATTTGGATTTTGGGGGGAATGCAACTGGGATAATCGTGCTGAGATAAAAGAAGCCCGTGTAAAAACACAGGCTTGATCTCTTAATACCTTAAATTCTATGGATGAGTAAATATAATAATTAATTCGATATAAAAAAAGCCACGTAGAAACGCGGCTCGTATGATTACAATATCCTATTGAAAAACCAATCAAATATAAAGTAAATGTTCCTTAACCGCGTAAGATTACCACTTTATTTTTCTAAACCACAATTCCCCATAGAAAGGAGTGTGTTCAAACGCGCTGACGGCAGCCGTAAGGTACTATCAGCCGTGGTGAGCAATACATACGAGGGCAAGACCGATGATATCCCAAAGGAGTGGCATCAGCGTCTAGCCATTGCATTAAGTCATGACGTTGTGAACATCGAATCAGACCGCCTGCTAACGGAGGTGGTAATGGAATCTGAATACGGCATAGACTGGCAGGAGTTTCTGGACTTTCCCATAGCTAAAGCGAACTTCACGGTAAATGTTACGCCGTTCAACGCATCGAACAGCAACTGCCAGACGTGCGATGAAATAACCCAACTGGAATTGGTTGATGATACAACGGAGGATTGCTTTGAAGAAGGCACTACAAATGAATTTCCTTTCTCGGTTCTACTGAACGATTCTATCTGCTGCTATCCCTTCACGTTAGAGATAGTTAGTTTTAATACAACTTATTTCAGCGCGGTATCTATAACGGATGCTGGTATAGTAACATTTACCTTACAGGATGAAACCCCGTCAATATCGAACGTACTACTTGCCACGTACCGGGTAACATGTCCGAACGGAGCATACGATGAAGCGAATATTTACGTTTGCATTGAGGGTACTTCTACCGAGTGCGTTGCGCCGCAAAATGTAATTCTTCCGGTATTGCCTAATGGTGATAACGCTACTATTTCATGGGACGCCGTTATACCTACGCCAGCCGGTTATAATTGGGCGCTGTATGATGCCGATGATATTTACACTATCCTGCAATCAGGATCAACTACCGATACTTTTATAACCGTTACAGGACTAACCCCTGGCGAAACTTATGTATTTGCTGTTCAAACTGATTGCGGTGACGGTACCTCATCATGGTCAACGGTTGAGTTTACTATTACGGATTTACCAGAAAATTTATGCGGAAACTTCATGGTAAGTTACGACCCGACCGATAGACCTTACACCGGTTCATATACCTACATGGATTGCTCGGGCGAAATTCAAAACGGCACTTTGATTTCATTCGATGCTCAACCGGTTTGCATGCTGATCAACGAAGGAGAAACGAACCCGATATTATTTACCGCCGACCCTGGCATATCAATTTCATACATAGGACTATGCTAAAACAAGGGATCATATTAATTGCAACCGGACACGGCAATTACGGCAAAATGGCCTATAACTTAGCGTTGACCATTAAGAACGTTGAACCGGAAACGCAAATAGCGGTTATCCATGACGGTTTGGATCACCTGACCGAGATACAAAAAGAGATATTTGATTTTAGGATAGAGCTGCCCGAAGGTTTCCGCCAGGGGTTCGGTGCGAAGCTGCACCTTGATCAACTTACCCCGTTTGAAAAAACTTTGTTTCTTGATGCGGATATGTTATGGCTGGGTAAAAAACCTTCCGAACTATTTGCCGAGTTAAATGGTACGGGGTTCACTTCAATAACTGAAGGTCATAGCGAGGCCATAAATTACAAGTACTATTTTTGGGCAGACCCGCAGGAAATAAAAGACGCATACAAAGTTGATAAGGTTTGGCAGATCAGGTCCGAGGTAATGTACTTTGAAAAAGGCACAAAGGTATTTGATAAAGCCCGAAGCCTGAAGCCGGAGAAGAAACTGAAAACAATCAGGAAGTTTGGTGAGCATATACCGGACGAACTGTATTTTAATATTGCAACGGCGATTCTGGGTATTGACCCGCATCTGCCGTCATGGATGCCAGCGTATTGGGCGCGTTTACACGGTGAGGTTATGCCGCCCTTGAAGGACCTGCATCAATCGTATTATTTGCTTAGTTTTGGAAGCAACGCAGCTTCACCTATCATGAAAAAAACTTATGATACTGTGATGACCGTTGCAACGTACAAACTAGGGTTGCCGTATCTGTTCAAATTAAAATCAAAAAAAGAATGGGCGCCAGGGCGACTAAAAATATAACGACATGCCAAAACTAATATTTACACCGGCTGAACTGAAAGCATACTTCGCTGATAAGGACGAGAATAAACCGCTGTACCATTACGCGGAAAAAAGCCGCGAACTGGAAAAGGAAATGCGGGTACACGCTGACGGTACGTTTCCGGAAAAACTTATCAACGAGCGCCGGCCGAACGAACCGGAAACGGTGCTGGAATATCGTAAAAGTATCTTCGTACCTAAGACAAAACCGTTTTTTAGTAAGATTGAATCTACCCTGCAGAAGATACGGCGTAGCTCGGACTGGAGTATTAAATATCCTGAAGGCGCTTTTGATCGTATCGTTGAGGGCGAAAAGCTGAACGATTACACCGAAGATAATTACCCGGTGTTCAGGTCCGTAACTAACTGGGCGTTCTCTCTGCTGCTGCGGTCCTACCTGGTAGACGCGAATGCCTTGTTATTGGTGGCACCTTTGGAAATACCGGATGAGGAAAACAAGTATGTAAAACCCGTTGTAACCATATTCAATTCCTGCGATGTTATTGACTTCGTGGAGGATGATTATGCTGTGGTGCGAAATAAGGTAGGGGCAACATACATGCAGGGAGGTAGAGAGCAGCAAGGGGAAAGCTATTACATCGTTACAACTGATTCGATTACCCGCTACGACCAGGTAAGCACTAAACGGGCGTTCGCAGTTGGTTGGTACTGGGAGCATGGACTTGACGAACTGCCCATGTTTAAACTTGGCGGTATTGTTATTGATGTTTACGGTTACAACACCTTGTACGAATCTCGTATATCCGGTATCGTTCCCGAGTTCAACGAAGCGTTACGGGAGTATAGCGATCTGCAAGCCGCTAAGGTTTTGCACTTATATCCTGAAAGGTGGGAGTACACGCAGAATGAATGTAAGGCATGTAATACAACCGGGCGCGTTATGCAAGGCACCGGTGAATCTGCTTGCCAGGTAACTTGTAACACTTGTGCGGGGCAGGGGTATATTGCCACAGGCCCATACAGTAAAATGATTATTAAGCCACCACAGGCGAATATGGGGGAGATGACAATTCCAACACCGCCCGCCGGTTTCGTTGAGAAAGATGTGGAGATTATTAAGGTGCAGGAAACTTCGATTAGTGATCATATTTACCACGGCTTATCTGCTATTAACTTTGAGTTCCTTGCTTCCTCTCCGCTCAATCAATCCGGTACTGCAAAAGAGGTAGATAAGGACGAACTAAATACAACCGTTCACGCCATTGCTGAAGACCTTGTCCGGATCATTGATAAGACGTATTATTTCATTGCCCGTTACAGGTATTCAACCCAGTACACCGTTGAGCAGATTATTCAAATGATACCCGATATTGCAGTTCCTGAAAAGTTCGATATCCTATCAACTAAGTACTTTGATGAGCAGTTGACAAGTGCTAAGGCGAACAAGTTAAACCCGGCCATCATGAATGCTATGGAAGTGGCTTATGCTACTAAGGCGTTTAATAATGATCTGGATATTGCGGAGCATGTGCAACTTATATTGAAATTGGATCCTCTTGCCGGTATTGCTGAAGATGATAAAATGAGCAGGCTAAGTAATAAAGGCATTTTGCAAATAGATTACATAGTGAGCAGTAACATTAATAAGTTTGTAGATTTAGCAATGGAGAAAAATAAAGGCTTCGCTGAAATGGATACTACCCGGCAGCGGGATATTATTTACGCAATGGCTGCTGAACAGGAAGCTGAGGAAGTAACTAGCCTGATACCAACGGATGAAGAAGTAATATTTGAGGAATAAAAAAACCTCCCTGCTGCTAATGCAAACCAAAGGGAGGTAAGTCGTAGAAATTTACGGAAAACTACGACTGTTCGTTTATGGCATCGTATAATTTACGGATGGCTTCAAATTCAAAAGTCTGGCAGCCGACTAATACAACGCCGTCTTTGATTATTGCATTGTAGTTATCATTTAATTTAATCTCAATATCTTTTATTTTATTCCAGTTGTCGCAATACTCAAAGAATTTTTCGTAGTTTATCCATGTGCAACTATCCCGGTCTGTACTTTTATTTGGGGTTAAGTGATAACATGAAAAAGAAATATTCGGGTATTCTTCATAATCCCGTTTACTGGTATCGTGATAAATCGGAACGCCTTTGCTTCTTGCATAATCAAAAAGCGCAATGTATAGCGTGTCATTAGGAATGTTTCTTAAAACATCGTTGTAGGAAAATGTTTTCATTGTCGTAAATTTTTTAATGATTAATAATAAGCAAACCTAACAAACAGCAACCGATAAAAAAAGAGTAAAAGTACTCGATTATTTATATTAGTATATTTACACATGCCATCCCAACAAAAAATACTTAAGGAAATTAAACGCGCTCTTGCCCGGTTCGATAAGAAGATACCGGCAATGCAGAGCGAGTTATATAAGCTGATGCTGGCCGAGATTAAGCGGCTGGATACGTCAGGCGATACCGTGAAGGTTACGGTTAAAAACCTTAGCATCCTTGCCAGCATTAAGAACAAGCTAAACCGGCTTATTTTAAACCCCGAATACCGCGCAGAGGTGAAGGAATTTGCAAAGGCGTTTAACAGCGTTTACGCCTTGCAGTTCGATTACTGGAAGGAGGCCGATAAAACATTTAAGCCCCGGCCATTATTAAAAGCCGTCCGCAACCAGGCAATAACCGATGTTGTTGGTCAGCTCACTACGCAGGGTATATCGGCTAACGTATCGGATAACCTTATACAGATACTCCGCACCAATATAACGGCAGGAGGGAGCTATAAAGACCTGGCAGAGCAGTTACGGCAGAGCTTGACCAATACACCGGAAAGTAAGGGTATTTTGGATAGGTATGTAAAGACCGTGGCAACGGATTCGATAACGCAATTTAACCGCGCCTATACAAATATCGTTTCATCGGATCTCGGTTACGAGTGGTATTCATACGGTAATACCGAGATAGAAACATCAAGGCCGTTTTGTCAATCAATGGTTGAACGGCATAACTTTTTTCACGTTTCCCAGGTTCCAGATATGCTCAAAGGCTTATGGCTAGGTGCAAGGATGCGGTATGACAGCAATGTAAAAGGTGAAGGAGAAAAGACCGTTGATATTTACGATAAGACCGGGCTTCCTTACGGGTTTATAGCGGGAACGAATGCAGAGAATTTCTTTGTGCGCTGTGGTGGATATCAATGTAAGCACTCATTAGACCCCGTCAATGTAAGACAAGTGCCCGCCGATCTTGTAGAAGCTGTAAAAGAAACTGCTAAATACAAAGCATGGGTTAAGGTAAATCAGAAGTAATATGCTGCCATGCTTTGCCGTTTAAAATATCTCCAAATTGCCTACGGGAAATATTAAATCGTTTGCATTCCCGCGTTTGATTTACGGCACTATTTCGCATTGAATATATTTCTACCACTTGCTCATTTGTTAGTTTGCTTTGCCCATGTATTTCACCAACGGCGTTGCATAATCCGGTTTTCCTTGCATGGGCGCAATTTTCACGGTAAGAAATATATTCTAAATTTGTATAGTGGTTATTTAATTTATTGCCGTCCTTGTGATTCCATGCCATCCAATCATCACTTTTTACCATTTCGCAAAAGTGTTCACCAACTAATTGATGCATACGGCATACTCTTTTATATGTTACATTTCGCATTGTAACTGAAGTGTAACCCATAGTATCTTTGCCGCCGGCAACTAAATAAAAGCTATTACCCCTGATAGAAATTAATCTACCGTGATCGCTAATTAAAAACCTCCCCCTAAAATTGTTTACTGGTAAAAACCTTTCTGAATTAAAGGCAATAGCTTGGATAAAACTTTGTAGATTTGCCATGTATTTCGTTTTTTAGTCATTACGAATATACAAAAAACCCCGCAGATTAAACGTTTGCGGGGTTCCTTTTTAGAGGGCAATACAGGATTCAAACCTGTGGTTGTTCGGCTTTGCAGGCCGCTGCATTGGATCACTCTGCCAATTGCCCGTTTAAAAATCCCCATTATTTTACATCATCCGTTTTTAGGACGTCCAAAAATACCCGTTAGGATACCCGATGTATATTCCAGGGGATTGTATTTATATCAGCACCTTCTTACTCAACTTAAAACTGTACGTCCTGCCGGATGCGTCCGAGGTGCAGTAGGCGTACTTGCCCTGTACGGTATTGATTTCATACCACGGACCGCGCGGGTTAATCTTAAACTTTTGTTCATCCTTTAATTGCCGAAGTGTAGTTAGTGTCATATGATTGTTGATTTTAATTTCGTCAGTTGATCGGTACAGAGGTGATACATCATAGCTCATAATTGTATAATTATTGTGATGATAAAACAGATTATAAATATAGCTACACCTGCCATAGACGAAGCTAGTTTTTTCTCGTGGGCGGTAAGTGGGTGGCTCATAAATCAAACCTCCCTTTAACTGGAATGATTTTAGTTGGGTCCGTTAATATGATAGCAGGATCAACATTATTACTCCATGAATGCACCTGCAAAGTAAAGTCCGGCGGCGGTTCTGGCATATCCCATTGCAAGCCATCCCACAAAGCAAAACCCCAATCGTAAGTATTGCCACCTTCAGCATCGGTTATCTGGAATAATACGTACTTCATCCCCTGGTTTTTTTCGCTGGGGTTAGTGCGGTAAAATAGTAGTTCAACTTTTTTCATACTCTTATTGGTTTTTTAAGTGCCATTTCATAGGCTTTATCGAATCCGTATTTTTTAATCATGTACTTACTCGGGGCTTTAAAAAAGTATATAGCCTTAATGTTCCCCATTTCTGCACTGCATTTAGGAAGTTTCATATACAGTAAATTAAATTTTCGCCGTTCTTATGTAATAACCTATACCCCTGCGGCACAACAATAGCATCGTACAAATGTTTATCCTTGCCGTTATACTCCACGCAAAGCAGTGAGCAGCCGAGGGCGCGAAGGTCCATTTGTGGAAGTACGGATAATTCCGCACCTTCAATATCCATCGAAATAAAATCGAATGTTTTATGCCTGGTTAAGCCGAGCAAGGTATTAAAATTAACCGAAGGCACTTCTACTTCGGTAAACGTTTCTTTTTTCCAGCGGCTTTTTTCCTCTGCGATTACCGAGCTTAATAATGACACGTCGCCTTTACCTAAATGCTCACCGGATTCGTGCAGGATTATAGTGCCGTTGCTAGTCCATACTGCAGCGTGTATAAAATCAAGCGTTTGATTGTCCGCGTAATTCTGCAACATCTTCCGGTATGCCTTAGGCGATGCCTCACACAAGCAGCCTTGCCAGCCATCTAACGCCAATGCATAAGTGTTGGATAGTGTTACCCCGTCATTACTTCCCATGTCCAGGAACGTGCCACGGAATGATCTTCCAAAGTATCTGTAAATTACTTGCTGTTCGTCGTTTTGACTATGTATCATATCTTTCTTAAATGAATTATTAAATCCCTGTGTTCTGGTATCATGTTGCTGTTTACAATTTCCCATCCTTCACCAACGATAAAACCTAGCGTTCTTTCATCCTGGCAGAAATGCCCGAATGGTAAAAGCTCACCTAAGTTATAATCTTTATCAACCTGTTTTTTACTATGCTCCCAATTAGCCAACATGAAAAGAAAATCGCCGCCGGTTTTTAATGCAGCCTGAACAGCGATTAAGTATTCCCGTAATGCATCATTTGAAAGGTGGCAAAAACAGTTGTAAGAAAACGCGAAATCGAAACGATTATTAGCAAGGTTAGGGCTGTAGCATTTATCAGGCAGTTCGATGTAGCTAAACTTGTAATGGCTATACTTCGCAAACTTATCAGGCATTTGTATAACATCTATTGCCGTGGTATGCGCAAACCTCGGTACCATCTTTTCGGTAAACACTCCGCCGCCTGAACCGACCTCTAAAGCGGTCTTGCTGATGGCAAAGAACGGAACTAAACATCGTTGTACAACTGCATCGAAACCTACGCCGTAACTGAACTGCTCGTAATAGCCATCGGGTCCCCACGAACGTTGAAAAAACTCTTTGTCAAAATCAAATGTCTCCATATATCAATTTATAATTTTTACCATATTCAAATGGTTCCTTTGCGTGTACCGAACTTACTATTTCACCATAAGGTAGCAATTTTATTTTATGCTTCCATAGGATAACGCTTATAACGGCCTGATCGTGCCGGTGTGCTACAAAACCCGTCCTTCTACTTCCGCCATCCTCAAAACTACCGTTCATTGAGTGCGCGCATATTTCCTCAAATACCTCACATGCTTTATCCTTTGTGAAATCAAAACCTAAAGCACCTCCCCACGTTTGCGGGATCATCTTTATTTCAGCATCGCCGACGTTTAAATTAGCTGCAGCCTTATCTGAAATATATTTCCATAACGGATGCCCGAGGTTATCGAATACAATTACGCCGGATTCGTTAAACAGGTTCGCGAATGAAGGACCGTCTGCTAACCGTATTGAGCTATCCAGCCAGTACACTTGTTTGTAACCGTCCTCCCTTGCTTTGCGAATTAAGTCGTATTTGAACTTGTAAGGTATTACACTATTAGGAGTGCAGTATTCAGGATAAGACTTATACAGCCTTGTATCCCATATCCATTCTTTTGCAATGGACCTTTCTAAGTTTTCAGATTTATCAACATAGTTTTCCCGGCCATTAACGGCTAAAGAAATTAATACTTTTGTTTGCGCTTCATGTGTTGCAGTATCGCCCCTTACTATCCTATCTGCCTCACTTCCTGCTTCGCTGTGGTTATATTGGGTTAGTATCATATCCGTATGGGCTTCGGTTTTTAGGTAAGGTAATACACGCTCCATCCAGGTCCAGTCCTCGTTATGATTAAGGGCAATAAACGGGATGCCTACAACTAGCTTACGCAGCACCGGGCACACATGCCAGGGAGTTCTTTTAATAACATTGTTCGGGTTCACTTCCTCATTCACATCATGGGCAAGGCTCATATTTATAAGGCTCCAGTAATAATCATTTTTTACCAGGCACCGGAAGGTTACAATATCATTCCCCTCGCTGCACATTCTTACAAGCTGCTCAATATAATTTGGCGTAGGTTTATCATCATCATCTAAAAAGCAAACGTACTCCCCCGATGCCCGTTTCAGTAATGCGTTGCGTTTTTCGCCAATGGATAAACCGCCTTCAGTGAATCTTTTACTGTCATCGATTACAAGTTCAACGCTTCCCAAAGAAGGATGAACGGTTTGCAGGGCGAGTATCTGCCTGTATAACTCATTGGTTAATGAGATTAGTTTGTCCCGGCGATCTGGGATTGAGGGGATCATTATACTCAGGATCATTTATACTCTTTATTATGGGTGGAAAATCTGTAATGATACATTGGTTTCTCAATGGTGTATTCAGTTTTTAGGTAAGGTTTCAGCCTATCCGAATACGCCTTATCCTCCGCGTTGCTTATATCAGGGAAACCCGCTTGCAAAGCCAGTTCACGCTTAACGGCTGTGATGTGGTTAGTGGTGCGAAGGTAAACGCCGTTACGGGTAACGTTTGGGTTATCCTTAGATAGATACCAGTTGATGCGGTTCTTGCCGTTGGTGGTTATCCATCCATTGATAGCAAAGCAATCCGCATCTGATTCGGCAGCTTTTAAAAGCTCTTCAATGTAGTAAGGTTCTATCCAGTCATCATCATCTATGAAGATAATGTACTTGCCGGTAGCAGCATGAAGTAGCTTGTTACGTTTGTATCCGGTGGTATGTTGTTTATTGTCGCCGAATACTAATATCTGCACCTTTGGGTTGCCGTTAGATTGACTAATTAACTCGTCATAAAGAACACTAAAAACCTTCTCCCTGCTATCAATAGTGCATATCAATACAGACAATAATATCATATCCCAAAATTTATAGATTTCCTTCTTTCAAACGTTGCTTTATCCTCCATGTGAAACGACTCCGTATGTTTCAGCAGGGCGTCCGGTGTACCATGCCCCCATGCCGGGTGCAGGTGGTTAAACAACCTAGTTTTTTTATAAACGTACCGGCCGCGTAACTTCGCTACGGCTTGCTGCTCGTTATCACAAAATAGAGATTTATATTCAGGATTGTAAATATATCCATCCCGGTCAAAGTACGTGCGCCCCATGATAGCCATTGTTATCAATGCAGGGCCCGCTGCCTGGTCAGGGAAGTGCATTAAACAATCGAGGCCGTGCAACTGGAACGCGTTAACGATAATAGAATCGAAACCGGGTGCAATAAACTGCATATCATCGGACATGTTGATGAGGATATCCCATGAATCGTAGAAAACAAGGTCCCTGTTTATTGCGTCTACCTTCGATAATGATGTACCATACAATAAATCCACATTCCTATAAGTATTGATATTATCCCTTACTTCCGGGTTCATCATTGACTTGTCATCTATATCCGCGGTAATAGCTATCTGGTAATTATCATGGGTAGATAATTGTTGGATGTTGTCGAGGGCTGCAAACAACTTGCTAGGCCGAGAACGAGTAGGAAATTTATATAAAATTCTCATAATTAGTTTTAATTTACATGCCTCCCGTTATCCCCGATATGCCTTATATACGGATCAACTAAAATTGCCGCCTTATACCCCAGCCTGTTATACAACTGCGAAATAGCTGCCTCCGCCTTCCACGGCCGGTGCCGTTCAAAGGTGGTATGCCTTCCGTATGAGCCAATGGCTTTATAATCTGCTAACCTCTTCAACGAAGGGCTAAACTGAAACCCTGCCCACATACCCGGCGCACTCTTAAGTATGCCGTAATCATCGCCCCATGTTATCGGGTGAGAAACCAAGTCGCTGCGATCACGAAGCCATACATGCGCAACGCGGGGCAATGCTTCCATAATAGCCATTGATGCCTCGATAAAACCGGGGCGGATGAATAACCAGTCATCCTCTTGCATGAAGGCATACGGCGTTGTACAGGCTTGAAACAACGTATCCAGCGCAACTATCTGCCCGGTACGTTCCTTTGGTTCTATCCAGCGAATAAACGGGTATTTTATTTTCAGCCGGTCGTTAATGCCCTCAATGCCGCTATCCTCGTAAACTATGAAATCATGCAGGGGGTAAGTATTCATCTTAATAAATGAATCTATTGTGCGTTCCAGTAAGTCCTGACGCCCGCATGAGGTAAGCAGGGCGGTTACTTCGGGTGGGTTAGAGGTCAAAATTTAGTCTCTTTAGTTTCGTTTAACTGTTTTATTAAAGCGTCTGCTAAGTCCACAGACCACGCAACAATATTTTTATAATCTATCATGCCGTGTCCGATAGCATCTACAGACCCGGCTAAATAACCTTGCATTGCTTTAGCTGCAAAATACTCCCTTTTAGATAGTCCATATGAATTACGATGAACTATTACAGGCATATCTAAAAAGTCTTTACCGCCTTCTGTAAATTCTTTTTCACTTGGGAATGCTGGTTCGTTTCCGTGCATAACTATTTATTTACAGGTTTACAATCGCGTATATTTTTACTATCAACATACTCAGTTAATATTTTTTTAATAAGCCAATGAAGGCTACGATCAATATTTACCGCTTCGCATTGCAAAGGAGTTTTTAAATCGCCTAATCTTATTGGGAATGGTTTGTTATCTGTAAGCATATACACAAATATACAGCAATATACTTTGTATA